ATACGTGAACGTGGAGAACAACGCATCCCTAACCGGAGCTGATTACACGGGGTCTACTACAGACTTTCACGTAGGATATGAAGGTGGAACTGATACCTTTGGATATTATGTTCAAGGTGGTCCCGCCGTTGTCGCCACAGATGGCGCAGATTCAGATAACAGACTTTCAGGTAAGGTCGGTGCTACTGTAGCAGCTACAGACAAGCTTGACTTTTACGGCGAGCTTGCAGTACTGACTGCAGATGCTGACACAGACAATGACAATGCTTGGGCTACTAAGCTCGGTGCAAAATATTCTTTCTGATGGGATTTGCAATAGATCTAGATGAATTAGATATGGCACATCAAAGCAATAAAGTAACAGCATATGTTACATCGTTTGCACCTGAACCAGAGGTTAAAGATCCAGTGGATACTCTTCCTAGTGATAAACAACCTCCAGGTGTAGATGAAGAGATTGATCTAGAGACAGCACTAACGTCTCTATGATCACAGCGGGTATAGTTTAATGGGAAAACTCTAGCCTTCCAAGCTAGGTTTAGGGGTTCGAATCCCCTTACCCGCTCTTGGCTTTGGCCCACTACGGTGGATACCCTTAGCCGTCTAGACGGTAGGGAAAGACCTACAACACAATAAAATAAGCGCAAAAAATTTCAGCTGAGAACGTTAATATAAACTTTATCCAATTAAATGGCACATCAGAATAATGCCAACAACACCTCCCTTACCTGGGGTGGTGTCAATGCTGGCTCAGCTTCTCCTACCAGTAACACTACTGATAGTAGAAGGAATTTATATTTAAAGCTATTTAGTGGAGAACTATTCAAAGGATTCCAACGCAATACAATTGCAAGGGATCTAATTACCAAGCGCACACTGAAGAACGGACGCTCATTGCAGTTCATCTTCACTGGTCGTACTAACAGTGAGTTCCATGTCCCAGGACAGAACATACTAGGTAATACTGATGGTGCTCCTCCAGTAGCAGAGGTAACAATCGAATGCGATGACCTCTTAATCAGTTCAGCCTTCGTGTATGAACTAGATGAAACACTCGCACACTACGATCTACGTGGTGAGATTTCAAGGAAGATCGGTTACGCACTAGCCGAGAACTATGATAGAAGGATCTTCCGTGCTGTCGCAAAGGCTGCACGTCAAACATCTCCTATTCTTAAGACTAACTTCGTAGAACCAGGTGGTACACAGATTCGTGTCGGCACTAACAACAGCGGTGCTGATGCTTATGTCGCTGCCTCACTGGTAAACGCTTTCTATGATGCAGCTGCTGCATTAGATGAGAAGGGAGTTAGCTCTGAAGGGCGTGTGGGTGTATTGAACCCTCGTCAGTACTACGAACTAATCCAACAGGTTGGTGAGAACGGACTCGTTAACAGAGACGAGCAAGGTGATTCCCGCCAGAAGGGTCAAGGAATCGTGGAAATTGCAGGCATTAAGATCTACAAATCCATGAATATTCCATTCTTCGGTAAGTTCGGTACTAAGTATGGTACTGCATCAGCCACTGCTCCTGGCACGACTGACCCTGGAAATACTGGTTCATTCGTTGCTGAATCAATGGGAGATCAGGAGAACAATACAACTCCTTCTGGTCAAAAGACAGTTAACGACTACGGTGAAGAAGCTAAGTTCGATCACTCTTGTGGTCTGATCTTCCAGAAAGAAGCCGTTGGTTGCGTAGAAGCAATCGGACCTCAGGTTCAAGTTACTTCAGGTGATGTATCCGTGATTTATCAGGGAGATGTCATACTAGGTAGGTTGGCAATGGGAGCCGCGCCTCTTAACCCAGCTGCTGCTGTAGAACTCGTTGCGGGTGCTGCTGCAGGTGCAGGAAACAACGCTGCATTCTAAGATTTTATACATATGGGGGACTTCGGTTCCCCTTTTTTCTTTTAATAAATATTATGCCTTTTCCAACCACTAACGCCACGCAAGAACTACCAGCTATAAATCAAATCCTGTCGTCATGTGGTCAGGCTCCTGTAACCACGCTCGATCAAACCAACCCGGACGTTGCGATTGCTTACGACACATTGTTGCAGGTAAATAGAGAAGTACAATCAGAAGGATGGACTTTTAATAGGGAACCTCACTATGAGTTTACACCATCTGCAGATCTTGTTAATGGTATAGAACGAAATGAAATAGATATACCAAACAATATATTACAATTAAAATTAACTGAGAATTCAGCTAATATAAACTATGATGCAGTAAGAAGAGATGGTAAGTTATATGATAGGATACATCATAGATATACTTGGCCAGATCATTCTGTTGTAGAGTGTGATGTAATATGGGAATTTGATTGGGTAGATATACCTGAACCTATACAACAATTTATTACAGCTAGAGCTGCTAGTATTACATCTCAAAGAATCGTAGGGGATTCTAATCAATTTCAAATGTTACAGCAACTTGAAGCTTATGCTAGATCTACTGCTTTAGAGTATGAAACTTCTCAAGGACAGTATACAATATTTGGACACCCATACGACAAAACTAACTACTATGCTAGTTACAAACCCTTCCAAGCACTTGCAAGATAATGCCAGCAATTAGCCAGAGAATTGATAATTATCTCGGTGGAGTATCTAGGCAATCAGATGATAAGAAACTACCAGGTCAAGTTAAAGAGTGTCTTAATGGATATCCAGATCCTACATTCGGTTTAACTAAACGACCTGGATTCAAATGGATTGCTAATCTAGGTACTGGTACCACATATGATAATTCCAAATGGTTCTACATAGCTAGAACTAAAGATGAAAGATACATAGGATGTATCACACCAAAACCTAATAGTGGTTATGGTGATATAGATATATGGAATGTTGATGGTACAGCATGTACTGTTAACATGGATACATCTACAACAGTTAATGCAGTTAACTACTTAACAGGTTCACGATTGAATTATGAAGTCCTTACTGTACAGGACATGTCTATTATAACTAATAATTTAATCACTGCTGACAAAACAGCAGACCCTACATTCAATGCTAAAAGACAAGCTACACTTGTACTGAATGGGTCAGCAGCTAGTAATTTATATACAGTAATTATAGAAGGCAATACTATTACTCATACTTCTAATAGTAGTGGTACTTATACTTCAGTATTGGGTGCATTTAAAACAGCAATAGATAATTTAAGTATATCAGGAGTATCTACAGTTACATATAGAGAATCCTTACATATAACAGATAGTAACTCTGCTATAACTATCGCAGCTTCTGGTGGTATGGCTGGAGATTCCATGTATGTCTTCCAAGATCAAGTAGATAATGCAGGAGAGTTACCAGAACAAAGCTTCCATGATCATCTAGTAAAAGTTATAAATACTACATCTATTGATGATACTTATTTTGCTAAATATGTAGCTGATAATGGTACATCTGGTGCAGGTTACTGGTCAGAAGGATTAGACCCATCTAAATCTCTTGGGTTAGATGCTGCTACAATGCCTCATGAGCTTGTTAATAATTCACTCAATACCTTTACATTTAGACAAGTTACTTGGGATGCAAGGACAGTTGGTGATGATAACACTAACTCTCATCCTAGTTTTGTAGGTAAGAAAATACAATCAGCCTTCTTCTTTAATAATAGACTCGGCTTCTTATCAGATGATAATGTGGCTATGAGTCAATCACAGGAATTCTTTAATTTCTATCATAGCTCAGCACAAGTTCAAACGGATTCCGATCCAATTGATCTCAGGTCTTCAACAATTAAACCTGCAACTTTACATGCTGTCCTACCTACTACTCAAGGTTTACTTTTGTTTAGTAAGGATCAGCAATTCCTAATGTCTTCAGCTGATGGAGTTTTAACACCAACATCAACTAACATTAAAGCTATATCAAACTATGATATGGATATAGAAGTTGATCCTGTTGACATGGGAGGTATAATTAAGTTCTTAAGTAAGACACCTAGTTATACTCGTACCTTTGGTATGAAAACTTATGGTCAAGAACGGAACCCAGATATCTTAGATATTAGCAGAGTAGTTAATGAGTGGGTACCGGCTACAGTGGATACAATGATTGCTAGTCCACAGAATAAATTCCTAGCAATGTCCGATCAATCTTCTAGATATGTATATCTTTTTAGAACTTATAGTGATGGTAAAGAGATTCTTGTTGAAGCTTGGTTTAACTGGCAACTACCAGGAACTGTACAGACAATTGCTGTTGACTCAGATGATTTCTTTGCAGTTACTAAACAAGGTAGTCAGTTTACTTTATCTCAGGCTAGTTTAAGTCAGAGCCCTACTGATGCTATTATTGTTAATAATGATGGTCAACGAATTAATCCTTGTATGGATCTATACAAAGAAGCACCTAATGTAACATTTAGAGCAAGTGAGGATTTTAGTAAATGCTATATACCTTGGAATAACAATACTGGATTAACTCCTGTTATCATAATTAAAGGTACTACAGCTACAGGACAATTCATTGAGTCTGGATTTACTACAACACCTACAGTAGCCACTGATACTAATTGGGCTGCAAGCACTGCTTATATAGTAGGAGATGTTGTTGTTAATGATAGTGATAAAGTATATGTATGTGATACCGCAGGTACTTCTGCAGGCTCAGGCGGGCCTACAGGTACAAATGCTAATATAACAGATGGTTCTACTAGATGGGATTACTTAAGAACTGGTAGTACTTACTTTAAAGTACTTAGAAAAGATCTAACTAGTGTAGAAGATGATGTAATTGTAGGATGGAAATATGACTTTAATATTATCTTACCTAAGACATACTATAGGCAAGATGATAAATTAAAACTAACAGATTTTACAGCAAGCTTGACTATTAATAGAATGAAGTTTGCTCTTGGATTATCTGGTGTATGTTCCTTTAAACTTAAATCTACAGGACGTTTCGCTGGTTCTAAGGAGTTTACTGGAGATGGTTCCACTACTGTATTCACTTGGCTGGATGAAGACTTTAACTATGTAGATGATGATCAGATTAAAGTAAAAATAGATGGAGTTGTATCTACAGCATTCACTGTATCAGGACTTAATCAGATTACTTTCAGTTCAGCACCTACAGATAAAGCAGAGATACTTGTATATCTTGATGAATGGTATAACTTAAACCCAACAGCTATAGCTAATACTTACCTAGGTAATGATATCGCTATATCAGATCAGTCTGTTGTGTCTATACCAATCCATCAACGAACAGATAACTTCCAACTTAGAATATTTAATGATTCACCATTCCCTGTGTCTGTAAACTCTATGATGTGGGAAGGTCAATACTCACCAAGACATTATAGGAGGAGATAACTATGGCAGCAGCATGGTTTGCAGCATCAACTGCAGTAAACGTCGGTATGGGCTTATGGGGTGGTAGTAAAGCCGCCTCTGCAGCTGAAGAACAAGCTGAAGCTCAGAATAGAGCGATGCGTGCTAAGTTTGAGTACGACATCAAGATGTGGAATATGAAACGAAATCAGCTTAAAGCTCAACGCGAAGAAGCTGTTGTCGGTATTCTAACTAGTGCAAGAAATGAAGGAAAGGTAAGAGCATATAAAGATGCGGCAGCTGAAGAGCAACATCTTTATAACTTAAGGATAAGAGATTCCCAAACGATGGGAAATGCTTTAGCTTTCCAAAGATCAGAAGATATATATACCTCTACAACTAGTCTTAATTCTTTAGCAGCAAGAGCTTCTGCAGATGCTGAGATAGTTAAATTACAAGAAAAGCAAGATGAGTTTGCTTATGATAGAAACGAAGCATACCTTGAAAGCTTAATAGCTGAAGGTAAGCTAAGAGCTACAGGTGCTTCTGGTAGAAGTGCTAGTAAAGCAGTTCAATCTAACATGGCCGACTACGGTAGGCAGATGGAAATGTTGAATGCTTCATTAGATAGCTCAGGTCGTAATACTAGAGCAGTCTTAGAGGAAATAATACGGGATAAAACATCAGCAGATTTAGTAGCTTATGCAAGTAAGATGCTAGACCCAGGCGTTTTACCGATGCCACTTAAACAACAACCAATACCAGTTGCTGAATACACACTACCAAGAGCACTACAAGAATATGACTTTGGACCACAACCAGTCAAAGGGGCTATGGCCTCACCAAGTGCTGCAGCTAATGCTGTATGGGGACAAACCATTACAAGTATTGGTGGAGCTATAGGAAGTGGTGCAATGGCTTATGCAGGAACCAAAACTAACTAACAATGGCAAGGAAATTTAAAAGTGGGGCTACGAGCCGAAGCTTTAAATCAATAGGA